TTTCATTTACAATTAAATCACTAGGCATAAGAAGCAAAGCCGAAAAGGTTAAAAATATATGCCTAGCCGTGACTGTAAGTAAGCCAAGACTAGGCATAGTGTTTAGTTACTTCCTCTTGAAGACGATGGATTCAGATTTGAACAGTCTCGTCAACATGAATGGATCTTGTTCATGACCATAAGGCGCACGAGTCCATTTGACTGGATTTGATTCAAGCGTGAAGTTTGCTTGAATAGATTTAACGTCACCTTGCATGCGTTTTTTAGGAATCCAGAGGTCAATCGTGAAGAATTGATTTAGGTCTGGATTTTCCCATTCGGCAAGCGTTGGTACTGCTACCTGCTTTTTAGGTTTGGGAAGTATATGCGGTGAGTTTACGTCCATTGGCAATTGAGCAAAACCTATGCAGGAGAAGTCTTCCTCCTTCATGAGGTTTTTTGCCATGCGGATTGCAACTTGCGACTCGCCTATGATGTGAGCGTCGCTATTGCGTGGGGCATACACTTGTGTCCGAATGAAGCTTGGTTCAGTAGAATGCCGAACTAAGTTAATCAGATTTTCACGAGTGCGTTCAGGATATTCTTGGTTAGGCTGGATTGCCTCCAAGTCTATGTTGAGGTTAAAGGACTCAACACTTGAAATGTCTCCTTCTTTACTTGAAAGAGTAACAACCTTCGTGCTTGAGGTCTGTTGTGCCTGATCTGCCATTTCTTGAAACATAGCTTACTCCGTATGGGAGGTTCGAAGATGCTCATCAACCGATGAAGTTATTTCCATCGATCCCGATACCTTCGGTAGGGACACCCTAGAGAGAGAATCCCTAATGGAAACGAAGTAGATAATCAACGAAACACAGGACAAGCGTGACTGTAAGATATTATTTATATAACCTTATCTGTTATGGTTAAGTTGTTATTATTAATATATATATATTTATATAATTATATTTATCATAGTGTTCAGACCTAGTGTTATGTTACTCGTACTGGAGGACAGGTGTTCTGCCTCTACATCCTGCGTTTCCGTCAAATGCATGTTGCGATATTGCCACATGTACGGATGCAATAGCTTGATGCTTGTCTTGTGATTGAGGTTGTGCTTGCGATGTCTGTACTAAACCCTGCTGATCCTACTGACAATACTGTAGACCGAGTTGCCCTTGCCTGTACTGCCCACAGGTTATCGACAGTAGCTCGATGTGGTAGGCCGTGTTGTTGCCACGTTGCACCATATGTCTGACGAAGGAAGACATGTAGCCAAGAGAATAATGGATATTTTTTCCATTATTCCTCAAATTATTATTTTTATAATTTGAGCTTGTCTTGGATACACCGAGGGAGGAACGACCGAGGTGGTGCGTTGTCAGACTATTCCATCGAAGGGGGTGGGGGGTCACAAAAACGGCCTTCGGTATTGGTGGGGTAGTCCCATTCCTCTACACGGGGGAGATATTGGAAACTGTTATATATAATAACACTTTACAAAAATAATTTTTTAGATATATATTTAATTCAGAGAGAATATTATTAAACAGAGTCAGGAGGTTTATGACGGAAATATGGAAAGATGAAACAGGGAGAAAGAGTTTTAAGCCTGGGACATCTAAATTTCAGAAGTGGTATGGAGGTGAGTTAAAGAATAAGACTTCATACGACAAGACGTACACATGGTCTGGAGCAACGAGAGATGTTGCGCCTCATCCTGATTTGAGTAGTCCTCAATCGAAGAAGACAGATTATGGAGTCATTCGGATGTCCAAGAGTCCGACTTCATTCCACAGGAGAGAGACACAACGAAAAGGCAGGACTGCGATAAGTAAGAGATATTCGACAGAAGTTCATAGAGGCAAGAATGAGTTTGTATCTAGTGCAACATCATCATTTTCAAAGCAGACTGATATTGGTCCATATTCTCGGAATGTTGCAGAAGTTCAGGTATCAACGCCACAAGGTATAAAAAGTGGTGGACAAGTTGTTTCTTATGAGCCTAGTGCTGTAGATGTTTACAATTCAACTGAAATGGTAAGAAAGCGGAAGCAAGGTAACACTTTGCTGGGCAGAAAATATGGGTGATTCTCCAAGTACGAAAGCAGAGGGTAGAAAACGTAATGCGAAGACGAGGGCTTACGAGAAGAGTAAGACGAGCTATCGATCTAAGTTGAACAAGAAGAACAGGGAAGATGGGACTTATGGTAATGGAGATGGTAAGGATAAGGCTCATCCGAGTATGAAGGATCAGGACGAGAGTACGAATCGGCGTGAGGGTCAGGCGAAGGGTGCGAGAAATCGTAAGAAGAAAAAGAAGACGGTATTGAGTAGGAATAAGGATGACTGATCTAGCTCACATACGTTCTCAGAGGAAGAAGGATTTTATAGAGCATTTTGTAGAGAATGGTAATGCTCTTGAAGCTTGTAGATATGCAGGGTACAAAAGTGATGATTACAAGAAGTTGAGGAATTTGGCGAACACGTTAAAGAGCCAGTTGAAGAAGGAGATTGAGGAAAAGAGTAGGGAGAGGTTGAAGCATATTGCACCGAAGGCATTGCATACGATGGAGCATTTGATGACAAATGCAGATACGGATGCAGTACGGTTTCAGGCATCTAAGGATTTATTGGACCGAGCAGGATACAAACCAGAGGAGACAC